GAAATTGCTGATTTCTTAAATAATAGAAACGCTGATTTTATTCATGTATGGAAAAAATACAGGTTTAAGAACGAGTTGCCGTTTTAGGGAAAGGAGATGGAGATATGGAAGTGGGATTTAGACATGGAGCTATGTGTGATAGTTACGAAAAGCAAGCAAATGAGCAGGGCTTTACTTTAGGAGAAAAGGCAGAATTGTTTGAGAAAATAGGTTTTTCTTGCAATCTGCTTAGAATACATGGGTATTTGACAGATAGCCAGACAGATATGATTTGCAAGAAAATTCAGAAAAATCTTGTAAAGAACTTATTGAGAATTGAGAAAGAAAGCGAGGGCAAAGACAATGAATAAAGTAATACTTATGGGACGTTTGTCAAAAGACCCCGAAGTAAGATATTCGCAAGGAAATAACGCTATGGCGATAGCAAGGTACACGCTGGCAGTTGACCGAAAATTCAAGCGTGACGGCGAACCAAACGCAGATTTCATTAACTGTATCGCATTTGGGAAGAATGGCGAGTTTGCGGAAAAGTATCTGCATAAGGGGATAAAGATTTTGGTTGAGGGTAGATGGCAGTCAGGTAGCTATACCAATCGTGACGGTCAGAAAGTCTATACCAATGATTGCGTTGTGGAAAGCTGCGAGTTTGCAGAAAGCAAGAACGCAAATCAGAGTGAAAGACCGCAACCAAGTAATTCTGATGATGGCTTCATGCAAATTCCCGACAATATGGAGGACTTTCCATTCAACTGATTGGAGATATGAAATGATTTGGAATTTAGTAATAATAGGAATAATATTTCTCGTTGGATTTTTGATAAATCACATTATCAAATACAAGGAATTGAAATTCGACAATATGATTTTGAAAAAACAAGTTGATGAAATCAGAAACAACTTCAAGATGTACAGAAATATTTCTGATTGCGAAAATGCAGAGGTTGAAAAGTTAAGAAATCGAAACGCAGAACTTTTTATGGAGAATATGCAGCTTAAATCTCTTATTGGTGCATATCGGAATGTATATGGGAATGGATATCAGGACAAATATTCAACACCGAAAATTCCAAAAGATACGATTGAAGCTGTTCGATACGCCATGAAACACGCCCATCCAGACAACGGAGGAAACGCAGAGGATTTCATAAGGTTTCAAAAGTGCTATGAGGAATTGACAAGGAAGTGAGGTTGAGAAGATGGTATTTTTAAATTCTTGCGAATTGTTTTGGTATTTAAACGAAGTTATAGATAAAAAGATGGAGGAAAAACCACCTTTTGATATAGATGTAAATATATCCACATACGGAATAAGCCTTTGCGATAGAAAAGGAGAATATGAACCAGGAAACTATTATTATGAAAAAACTGAAGCAAAGGAATTTATAGAAAAATTATACGAAACAAAATGCAAAATGCTGGTAGGTATTCCACCAATAAAGAAATATCAAAAACAAAATTATGGATTGAATTATTCAGAATACCATAAAAAGATAGAGGAAATCTTAGCCATAGGAGAAGAATATGATATAAATTGTATTCCTTCGGAAAATCTTCACTTCAAATTTTATAGGATTGATGAAATTGTTGTAACTGGTGGAGTTAATTTCGGAAATTCCATGTGGAATGACTGCTCTGTTTTAATAGAAGCGAAGGAAGACAAAGAACGTTTGCAGTTTCTTTTTGATTGTTCATGGGACGGTGCGACAAAGATACATCCGGTTTTAGACAAAATAAAATATATGACAGACTAAAAATTAGAAGAAAAATAAAATTTCAAGATTGGAGGTAATGGAGGTTTCCCGGGAAAAAGACGTCTTTACTCCAATCGGAAGAACGGAACAGAGAAGAAAGAAAATTAAATGCGAGATTTACAGAGACAGTATGCAGAACTATAAGAAGTATGCCATACCGCCAGCGCAGCTAATCATAGCGGACGTTCCGTACAACGTAGGGAATAACTTTTATGGTTCAAACCCTATGTGGTACAACGGCAGTGATAATAAAAACGGAGAAAGCAAACTTGCAGGCAAGGCGGCGTTTAATTCGGACTTTAACTTTAATCTGTATGAGTATTTTCACTTTTGCTCAAAGATGTTAAAGAAAGACGATACAAAGCCAGTGCCAAGAGGCAGGAGCAGTAATTCCCCTTGCATGATTGTATTTTGCAGTTTTGAGCAGATACAGACACTTATCAATGTGGCGGCGAAACACGGTTTTATCCACTACATACCGCTGATATTCTGCAAGAATTACAGTCCGCAAGTGCTGAAAGCAAATATGCGTGTCGTTGGTGCTACGGAATACGCCTTGCTGTTATATCGGGATAAGTTGCCGAAGTTTAGAAATGGATTGCAAATTGATGACAGCGGTAAGAATATTCCGGGAACAGGGCATATGATTTTTAACTGGTTTTCATGGGAGCGCGATGGAAAAGAGATACCGAAAATCCATCCGGCACAAAAACCAATAAAGACACTTAAAAAGCTGATTGAGATATTCACAGATGAGGGAGATGTTGTCATAGACCCTTGTTGTGGTAGTGGTACGACACTTCGGGCGGCGGTTGAACTTGGCAGAAGTGCATATGGATTTGAGATTGACCGCACGTTTTATCAGAGGGCGAAAGATGAAATGCTTGTGTTTGAAAAAGACGAGCAGATGAGCATATTTGATTTGCAAGGCGGTGATTTTAATGATTGACATTTGCGGAACAGAATTTGACCTGGAACACCCGAAAAGCATTTATGTGAATTGCGATTGCATGATAGGAATGAAACAATTTCCTGATAAGTATTTTGATTTAGCTGTGGTTGATGTTCCCTATGGCATAGGTGAAAATGGAGATAAAAACCACACACGAACGAAATTAGCAACCGCAAAAGACTATAAATCATTTAGTGGAAATGATTTGAAACCGCCTGATGATACATATTTTAAGGAGTTATTTCGTGTATCGAAAAATCAGATTATATGGGGCGCAAACCACTTTATCAGTAAAATTCCATATGATAGCCATTGTTGGATTGTTTGGGATAAGGATAATGGAGAAACGGATTTTGCAGACGGTGAATTAGCATGGACTTCATTTGATACGGCAGTGCGAATATTTAAGTATCGTTGGCATGGTATGCTTCAGGAAAACATGAAGAATAAAGAAATTCGTATACACCCAACACAGAAGCCAGTTGCTCTATATGAATGGATTTTAAGTCGGTATGCCAAAGAGGGGGATATTATCCTTGATACTCATGTTGGTTCAGCAAGCAGCCTTATTGCTTGTAGGAATACCAATCACAAGTTTGTTGGATTTGAACTTGACGAATACTATTACAAGCTGTCAAAAGAACGTCTCGACAGGGAATTGGCGCAGATGAATTTATATGATTTTATGGGAGGTTGAGAGAATGGGAATATTTAAAGACAATCTGAATTTAGACTTACAATACGCATTTCTGATTAACTTAGGTTTCAAATACGAAAAAAGTAACGGAATAAACGGAATGAGTGGTTATGTAAAATCCATAAACCATAACAAAATTGAAGTGCTTTGGATAACGGTCAATCCGCAGGAAAGAAAAGTGCATTTGTATAACGAATGGGATTGCGGCGTTGAGTTGTGGCAAAGAGAGTATGATATTCCGCAAGATGTATTAGAGAGTGAAAGTGAGTTTGTGGATTGGTTAGATGAAAAGATTGGAGATGATTAAAATGCTGACTCTGCCAATTAAAAAGAAGTGGTTAGGTGAGAAGAAAGAGAGGGAAATATGGAGAAATTATTTGATGTTTATTTTACAAAATATGATGGGAAAGAATACAAAGTTAGATATTGTTGCACAGATAAAAGCCAAGCAAAAAGATTATTCTTCTCTGAAATCCAAAAGGGAGAAGAATTAAAACGGATTGTTGAAGTTAAAAAGTAAGGTGATTGAAAGGCGGTAAGAAGATGAATATAGGAGATTTGAAAAAACTTATAGAATACTTAAAAGATGATACAGAACTTGTTTTAATGCAGTTTGGAAATGGCAATAAAAAGGATTGTATGTTATTGATTGATGATTTTGGAATTGCAGGAGTTCCAGAAGAAAACGCAAATATATTAAACAGGCGTTGCAGAACAAGCGAAATAAAAACAGCTATTATTGGAATTAAAACAAAACATATATATTCCCAAAATACCAATCTTAATAAAATTAGAGCTATGTCAAATGATGACTTAGCGGAGAGCAGAATTGACCGAATAGACATTTACTGTAAAAGTGATACGCAGATGTGGACTGGTGATTTTTCTGGGATTGCAGAAAGCAAAGAAGAAGCCTTGCGGTTGGAAAAGGAATGGTTAGAAAGCGAGTGTGATGCGGAATGAGAAAATCAAAAAGAGCTTATCGTTGTAAAAAGTGTTTAACCATATATAAAGAAAAATTGCCGACTATTTGCGAGAAGTGTGGAACAAAAATAGGAGAGCGTGATTTTAACCTTCCTATTTTCCTAGGCATGAAAGTAAGTTTTTCTTCTTTTGATGATATAACAACGGTTGTTCCGACAGATGAATGTGAAATTGTAAAATTGAAAAGGAGATTTTTCGGATGGGAAGTTGATACCAAGTGAACAACAGACAGAACATAGCAAAAGCGAAATCCATAGAGCAAACTAATAAAAAGCGTCTGCTTGCGGTCAATCCAGGACTTGAATGAGAAAGATACCGCCTACTTATCAGCGGCATCCTCCACATAGTTTTGAAGAACAGTAACAATCAGATTGCTTAAACTGCGGTTTTGCTTCTTTGCGAGTTCGGACAACTTCTCTTTGAGGGTTTTATCCATATTCACAAGAACGCCTGTTTTATCCTTAGAAACTGCCATTGACAAATCCTCCTTTTGGGAGATTGTAACACATAAAACGGTTATAGTCAAGTTATATAACTTTCTATTGACTGTTATATATAAAGGTTATATAATAGTTATATAGAAAAGTTTGAAAGGGAGTGTTTTTATGCCAAGAAAAGGCGAATATCAAGACTTAACTGGAATGAGGTTTAACAGGCTTACTGTTATTAAACTATTAGAAAGAACACCAAGAAGAAGATATATATGGCTTTGCAAATGCGATTGTGGCAACGAAACAAAAGTACCTACAGAACACTTAAAAAGCGGTCACACAAAATCTTGCGGTTGTTGGAATAATGAACGCATTGCAAAGGTAAATTTCAAAAGTGGTTTATATGGAACAAGGCTATATTACGCATGGTACAACATGTGTAATAGATGCAATAGGGAAGATAATTGTGAATATTCTGATTACGGCGGTAGAGGAATTACAATTTGTGATGAATGGCTAGGGGAAAGTGGATTTGTTAATTTTTCTGAATGGTCTATGGAAAATGGATATGAAGAAAATTTAACGCTTGATAGGATTGATAATAGCAAAGGCTATTCTCCTGAAAACTGTAGATGGGCAAACAAGTATGTTCAGGCAAATAACAAAAGAAACAATAGATTCATAAAAATAAATGGCGAAGTTGGAACTGTTGCAAATATGGCGAGGAAATATAACATTGATTACTGGAATTTAATGCACTACTCAAAAGGTGGAAAGAATTGCAAATATCCAGATTTAAGAATTGAGGTGGTTAGCATTGCAGAAATACAAGAATATCGCAAAAGTGAAGGCAATAGAACATAAAAACAAAGAACGATTATTGAAAGTTAATCCCAAGTTGAATGAGGAAAGCGGAATCTATTTCCTTACACGGACGGACGAGTTAGGAATACGTCATGCGTATGTTGGACTTGCACATCATCTTCTTACCAGATTGGCGCAGCACCTTGCGAATTACCAGTACATAGACAATTCCATACGAAAACATGGATTGTATTCAGAGAAAAATCCGTATGGGTACAAAGTGAATTTTCTTCATTTTCCAGAATCGGAACTGGAAGAAAAAGAGCGGTATTACATTACACAGTATAGTTTGCAGGGTTATCAGATGAAAAACCGAGATACTGGCGGAGGTGCAGGAAAACAGGAGTTGGGAGAGAGAAAACCGCCCAAGACATACAGACAGGGCATACAAGCCGGAAAGAAAACCCTTGCAAGGGAACTTTCTTCTATCATCAGCAAGCACCTGACTGTAAGGCTGAAAGAAGAAAAACAAGGGAATAAAGTGTCGGAGAAACAGCTTGAAAAATTTAATCGGCTGTTGGATGAAAATAATTATGGAGGTTAAGTATGGAAATATTCTTTGGAATACTGATTTTCTATTATCTTATGATTTTTATATTTGTTGGTTGGATGGGTTCTATCGCCATACTTTCTTTGAAAGAAGTATTAGATAGTGATTAAATCCTGTCAAATCCAAAGGACTTTTTTCATTGTGTTTTTATGTATCAACTTCAAGTGAAAGCATTTTTGGAAGATGAAATAAACATAGTTGGTATGGTTATCTTAGAGATTTTAACAACTTTAAGCGTATGGTTTTTGAATATTGCTGTATTCTTTATATTACTTTTCTATCTACCAATAAAAGGTATTTGTTATGGATTTTGGCTGATATTCTGTTTATGGCTAGTGAAAAGTTAGATAATTTCGAATAGCGAAAATTAAAAACAATATTATTTAAAAGAATGGGAGGAAGAAAATGTTAATTAAATCTCCAATTTTCAAAAAAGATGATGGTACAAAAGTAATTATATGTTTGTATTTATTTAATAATAACCATAAAGGCTTGAAATATAGGGTTTGGGACATAGAGTATTGTGAACCGAGAAAACATAAATATAATAGCTTTAATAAGTTTTTTCAATATGATTTTGATTACAATCGATTAAATCAAGGGGAGAAATGGAAGTATAGTATAAAAAAATATATTGAATTTGTTGGAGAAAAAAAGCTGAAACAAGCAATTATATTTGCTTGGAAAAGCCTAAAACCGGCAGACCAGACACTTATAGTTGCTTGGATGTCAACAAGACCAAATATTAATGAAATTTTATACAAGCGAAACTAATGCTAAGTATATTAAATTATTTCTTAAAAGTCGAATGGATTTAAGAAGATTATTAAACGAAGATATAAAAAAGAGTATGACATTAATGAAATAGCTGAAAATATAGACGGTTCAAAAAACTGCAATAAATCCTTCAAAGAGATTAAATCATAAAAAATAAATAAATTAATATAATTTATATAGGATGGTGGTCAAATGGAGAAAAAAATTAAAGTTACATATTTAAGTACAAATGAAAAAAATATAAATACTGTAATTGAAAATTTAATAGAAAATCATACAAAAACAAAAAAATATAATAAAGTTAAAAAGGCTGCTAATCAGTAGCCTTTTTGCTTGATATTTTTTAAAAACTGTATTACACTTTTAATTAGGAGGCAAAGGGGGTTAAATAATGAGAGAATTAAAAATAGCAATGTATTTAAGATTATCAAAAGAAGACGGGGACAAAGATGAAAGTGATAGTATATATTCACAAAGAATTCTTATATCTAATTTTATAGATGAAAATATAAAAGATGGCTACGTTATTGGAGAGTTTATAGATGATGGATATACAGGAACAAACTTCAAAAGACCAAGATTTCAAGATATGATAAGAATGATTGATAAGGGAGAAATAAATTGTGTTGTAGTAAAAGATTTATCCAGATTTGGTAGAGATTACATAGGTGTAGGGGAATATTTAGAAAGATATTTTCCTTTACATGACATTAGGTTTATTGCTATTAATGATGGATATGATACTATAAATATAAATTGTAATGATGAATTTATTATGCCAATAAAAAATATTTTTAATGCTCAATACAGCAAAGATATATCCAGAAAAGTAAAAAGTTCTTTTCGTATGCTTCAGAGAGAGGGGAAATTTGTAGGTGCTTTTGCAACATATGGATATGAAAAGGATAAAAAAGATAGACACAAAATTGTTATTGATGAATTTGCTGCTAAAATAGTTAGAGAAATTTTTAACATGTATAACAGTGGCGAAGGCAAAATATCCATTGCCAGAAGATTGAATGAAATGAACATACCGTGTCCATCTGAATATAAAAGAATTAGTGGTTCAAATTATAAAAATCCTCAAAGAATGGAATTAACAAAATATTGGACATATAGCACAATAAATAGTATTCTCAAAAACGAAATGTATGTAGGTAATATGATACAAAATAAAAGTATTAGAAAAACAGTTAGAGGAAGAGCTATGAAAAATGATAGAGATAATTGGATTATTGTAAAAGGGACACATGAGCCAATTATACCAAAAGAAATTTGGAATACAACACAGGATTTACTTAAAAGAAATACAAGACAAATTAACTTTGAAGAAAATGTAGGTTTATTTGCAGGATATATTTTCTGTGGCAACTGTGGTAGAGCTATGAGTAAAATTACCAATAAATATAAATCTAAAAATACAGTGATATATGTGTGCGGTTCATACAAAAGATATGGTAAAAATACTTGTAAGAGGAATGCCGTTAAAGTTGAGTTGTTAGAAAAATTTGTTCTTGATAAATTGAATGAGCAAATAAAAAAAGCTGGTGAGGTAAAATATAACAATAACAATAATGCAGAGGCAATAAATTTCGATATGAAAAAATATGAAATTTCACTTGAAAAAGTCAAAAGAATGAAAAAAAACTTATACGAAGATTACAAAGAAGGATTATTGACGAAAGATGAATATTTACAGTACAAATCAGATTATGACAAAGAATATAATTTTATTGTTGCACAAATAAACTCTATTAATGCTATAGAACAAGAAGAACAAGAAAAAATGAATGAGTGGGTTGAAACACTTTTGAAACACAAGAGGATAGAAAAGCTTGACAGAGAAACAGTATCTGAAGTTCTTGACAAAATTATTGTTACGGAGAAAGAAAGTGAAATAAATATTGATATTATATTTAAGTTTGATTTATTATAGTCCATATCAATACGCTACCCATGGAACATGCCAATATGGACTATAGCAATTTAAATCGAACTTTGTGTAGATTATTATAAACTTGTAAGAATATATAATATATGTTTTGTTGCTAAATTTCAACAGATTAAACTGTACTTTTTACAATAAATATGATATTATTTTATAAAATACATAGAGATTAGAGTTGATAAAATTAGACATGACAGATAAAAATAAAATTGTTTGTGAACAAGAAAATATAAGTATTACCATGGAAATTTTGGCTGAATTAAAAATACAAAATATACGTTTGATGACTGTTTTAAAAATGGTTCTTATATTTTGGGCGATTACTATTGGTGCTTTTTTATTGTATCTTAACCAATATGATTTTACAAGTAGCATTGTGCAAACTGGATTTTATACATTTAGCGATAGTAATGGCAATGTAATTAGTGCTGATATTAGCCAAGAGGAGATGAGAGAAATTTTGGAGGTAATTAATGGCAAAAATAAAGGTGACTAAAAGCAGAAGTAAAAAGAATGGAAAGTCAAGGGGAGTTGCCAAAAGAAGGAAAAAATAACTGAGGATTACTTTATGGAAACTTTGTAAAATATTGATTAGGAGGGTATCTATGCTGAAAATACCCGATTTTACAAGGCGTGAAATAGATTATATTATTGAGAATGCAAATTTTACATCACAAGAGAAACAATTGTTTTTACTACGTAATGAAGAAAATTCTCTTGAAAACTGTGCGGAAATAATGAACGTGAGTGTTTCGACAATTTATAGGATAAGCAAGAAAATGAAAAAGAAAATTATCAAAATTATTTGAAAGTTTTATGGAAGTATTTAGAGAGGTATTTGAAATGGTATCTCTCTTTTTTTTGTGCGAAAATTTAAATACAAGGAGGTAATAGCCCTATGTTCAATGACGATTTACTTGAAAAATTCTTTACGCATGAAGAAATGCAAAAAATTCCTATTGGTTGCCAGTCAACAGCAGTCCATGTGTTTGAAGAAATCTTAGAAGATAGATTGGAGGAAAACCCTTATGAGTGCGTATCCGAATTATTCATTTCAACCGCAGATGAATCCCTATCAGAATAGTTACAATCCGATGTTAAGTCCACAACAAAGACTTATTCAAATGGAACAGCAATATCCGCAATTTTCGCAACAGAATCAGTTTATGCAACAACCCATACAGCAAAATCAGCCACAAGGCATTGTTGGAAAAATCGTAACGGACTTTTCAGAGATAACCGCAAATGATGTTCCGATGAACGGGCAGGCAGCATTTTTCCCAAAAGCGGACGGTTCAGAAATGCAGGTTAGGTCATGGGCTGCGAATGGAACAATTCAGACAATCGTTTATAAGCCTATTTTAGACCAAAATTCAGAACAGGCTACAAATATACCGCAAATGGATTTTAATGCCTTAAATGAAGATGTTAGGGCTTTAAGAGAGGATATAAAAGGCGTTAGGGATATGATTGAGAAATCTATTTCAGTTCCAGCAACAAAAACAACAAGAGTAAAGAAAGGGGCTGATGAAGAATGAACCCAATTATGTCTATCTTTCAAATGATGAAAGGCGGTGGCAATCCGCAAGCGATGATGAAACAAATGATGGGAAACAGTCAAATAGCACAAAATCCTATGGCTATGAACGCTATGGAAATGTTTCAGAGCGGAAATATTGACGGCTTGAAGTCTTTGGCTGAAAACCTTGCAAAAGAAAAAGGCACAACTGTTGATGATGTGAGAAATGGCATTATGCAACAGTTTGGAATAAAATAAGAATCGGACCAAAAAAACGGTCGTTTTTGACGGTCAAAACATGAAAATCCTTGATTTTATGCGGTTTTTTGACCGACCATAACTTTGAACATATTGGGGTTGTGCGCACATTAAAAACCGGTTCCTCTTTATGAAAATAGATATAAGGAGGAAAAATTATGTTCAACAGTGGAAATTCTACACCTTTCACAATGCCCGTCCAGCCTGCCGGATATGGCTATGGCAACGGCGGCATGAATGGCTTTGGCGGCGACTGGATTTGGATTTTAGTTATATTCGCACTGCTTTTCGGCTGGGGCAACAACGGCTGGGGTGGCAATAACGGTGGCGGAAATGGTGGCTATGCAGTTCCATACATGGTTGGAAATAGCTACACCGATTCAGCCGTGCAGAGAGGGTTCGATACCCAGGCAATTGTCGGTAAGTTAGACGGAATTAACGCCGGAATTTGTGACAGCACTTTTGCCCTTAACAACACAATTACAAATGGTTTTGCGGGCGTAAATCAGTCCTTGTGTCAGGGCTTTAACGGCGTGAACACCAACATTATGCAGGGCAACTTTGGTTTGCAGCAGGCTATCAACAACGCTTCTGTAGCTAATATGCAGGGTCAGAACGCTTTGCAGAGCCAGTTAGCAAGCTGTTGCTGTGAAACGCAGAGAGCCATTGACGGAGTAAACTACAACATGGCGACAAACACCTGCGCTATTACCAATCAGATGAACAACAACACAAGAGATATCATTGATTCGCAGAACGCAGGAACAAGGGCGATCCTTGACTATCTCTGCAATGATAAAATATCTACTTTGCAGAATGAAAATCAGGCTCTTAGACTTGCCGCTTCACAGGCTAATCAGAACGCCGCTATCGGCGCAATGATTGACGCAAGCACAGCAAACATCATTCGCAGGACTGGAAATGACTGTCCTATCCCTGCTTACGTTGTGCCTAACCCGAATTGTTGCTACAATCCAACCGTTGCTTTCAATAGCGGTTGCGGCAATGGCTGTGGCGGTTGCTGCTAATGTACGGCAACGGTCGGTGGTCTTTCATAGATATGCTGACGATGTTTGACACATTCCTACAAGTCGCTGATTTCGATATAAACATGCGTCAAGTCGGAAACGACGACATTATGAGGGCGTTGCAACATCAAAATACAGCATATTTAGAGAAGATTATCAAGAACCAAAACGAAATAATGAGTATCTTATCCCGATTAGAAGAGGATATGTCTGCTAAGTAAGGCAGTTTTACTTATAAGCAATAGGGCAGACTTCAAACGAGGTTTGCCCTTGTTTTTATGAATGGAGGAATGAATATATGGAAATCACAGCAAATGCTATTCAATTAGTAGAAGCAGGGCAGAACGTCCTTTTTACAGAAACGGCAGTTAGAAGCTGTAAGCCTTGTGTCAAACACAGGGATGGTGCAGGCATTGTGACTCTTAGAGGACTGACAAACCAGTGCAACGCAAGATTCCGTGTAGGTTTCAGTGGGAATATCGCAATTCCTACAGGTGGCACAGTTGGAGAAATTTCCCTTGCGATTGCTATTGAGGGCGAACCTTTACAGAGTACGAGAATGAGAGTGACACCTGCGGCAGTTGACAATTATTTCAATGTGTCGGCACAGGCAGATATTTGCGTGCCGAGAGGGTGCTGCGCGTCTGTTGCAGTCGAGAACACTTCTGGCGCGCCTGTAAATGTTCAGAACGCCAACCTCATTGTGACGAGAGAAGCGTAGGGGAGGTGTCGGTATGCATATCAAGAGAATCCATGAAATGGAAGAAAAATTGACAGAAATCGCCCTTTGTGAGATTAACAAGGGAATTGAATGTGTCAACACCGCCGAAATGGGCGCAGTAATCGACATGATAAAAGATTTGGCTTGTGCTGAAAAAGAGGCAAGAGAAGCCAAAGAAATGGAAAAAGAAGATGAAGATGAAAAGAAAGAAAATGAATACTTTCTGAAAATGCTGAAAGAGGAATATGGGGACGAAGAAGGGGAAAAGCGTTTTTATGACAACTACCGCTACAAATCCTCTGGGAGATTTGCCCCGAAAGGAAAAGGTTCTTATATGCCGAGGGGCGGAAGGAGAGGCTATGAGGAGCCGCCTTATTACCACATGAACCCTGAAATGTATAAGTATCATGACCCTGAATATTGGAGGGACATGGATAGAAATATGGGGAAAATGTACTATACACCTACGAGTGGCGGAAATAGTGGCGGTCAGTCCGGTAATTCCATGAGTGGCGGCAATATGGGCGGTAATTCTAGTGGCTCAACCCGTGGATATGAGGACGGCTTTGACGATGGGCAGCGTAGAGGATATGAAGACGGCTACCGTGACGGAGAATCCAGAGGAAGAAGTCAGGGTGGCAGGCGTGACGGCAGAGAGGGCAGAAGCGGTCAGAGCAGACGCTCCTATATGGAAACGAAAGAGATGAATAAAGGCAATACGCCGCAGGAAAAGCAGGAAAAGATGAAAGAGTTAGAGAAGTACATGGGGGAACTCGGAAGCGACATTACGGAAATGATTTCTGACGCTTCTAATGAGGAAAAAACCATGCTGAAAAGTAAGTTGCAGACGTTAGTACAGAAGATTCAGTAAACGGATTAGGGGCAGAAATGCCCCTTTTCCTAAATGTTCCTTGATAACCGAATATGGCTAGTGATTACAGTGTGCGAAATTCTGTTGTGGATTTTAGACGAAATATGGTATAATCTCCAAAAAAACAAAGGAGGGTTTCATATGAGTTCTGTAACAAAAAGGATTAGTGAAATCAAGCAACCAAGAGGCGGATATTTAAGTCCATCTCGATTTGAAGTACATAAAGTTGATGACGAATACACCTTGAATGAGAATGAAAATGTTCATGCCACTGTAATAGGAATGGCGGTTGATTATTTAACAAGGTTTGCAATGGGAACAGAACCCTTAGAGGCATTCAAAATATCCTGTATGGGTGCAAAAGTAGCGGAGGATATGTTTAAGCAGAAAAACGCCACAAAAACCGCAATTAAACTATTATCAGGAATAAAAGGTATTGACGAAAAGTCAATTATCAACGCCTGCAAGTTGGTAACTTATGATGTATGGTTTAGAAATCCTATGGGTGCAATGATGGCTAAAGGTGCAGATGAAACAAACCCTGATAAAGATACGGTCAAAAACATAGAAGTCTTGGTAAAGCGTAGCTTAAAGTTTTGGGAAGATTATGGTCCTATTGTAAAAGATGGATTTACATTTGAGCCAAACGGATATACAAAGATGGTTGATAGTGGAGATGGAGATTTTTTGACAAAAGATACCTTGTGGGATTTTAAGGTTTCAAAATCAAAGCCGACTAATAAACATACATTGCAACTTCTCATGTATTGGATTATGGGACAACATTCGGGAAAAGATGATTTCAAAAGTATAAAAAACTTAGGCATTTTTAATCCACGGTTAAATACTGTTTATACATTTTCTATGTCTGAATTGGGGCAAGAAGTAATAAAGGCAGTTGAAACAGAAGTTATTTGCTATTGATTTTTATATACATATTCGAATATAGACAACTAGCCATAAACGGTTGGTGGTTTTTATTTTGTAAGAAAGAGGGTACAAACATGGATTTTGTGGTAAACGGTCATATATGGCGATTGCAGTTTGTCAAGGGCGGTAGTGAAAATTTGAGAAGAAGTGATGGCAGCTATACTTTCGGAGTGACAGACAATTCTGTTAAGATGGTTTTCATTATGCAGAATATGTCGGATTACATGACGGATAAAGTTCTTTGTCACGAGCTATGCCACGTTCATGCGTTCGAGTATGACTATTATATGCCGATTGAGGTTGAGGAAATCGTTGCGGACTTTATGAGCCTTTATGGGCGTAAGGTTGTGTATTTGACGGATGAAATTATGGGAAAGATTTTAAGGAGGATAGCATAAATGATTGATGTTGACAAATGTGTAAAAGAATACACAGACGGATTAACAGATTTGAACGATGAGCAGAAAGAAAAGTTTTCTGAAATGGCTACAGCTATGGGAAATTTCTTGAATTGCATATGGAAGCAGAAGGAAGTTATAAGTGGTGAGCATAGAAACGATTCTGAAATTGGTGCAGAAAAACAATCTTCAAATAACAAAGAAAAAGCTAATTGAGGAACTTTCCAAATGCCACTATTCGGCGGTTGTGTTGGTTATAGTGTACGAGAATGATAAGAAGTCATCTGTGGATTATGCCTCTAATGCTTGCGTATTTGTTCTAAATCCGCACTAAAATTGATTTGACGATAGTTTATAAGTTGAGAGTATAAAACTCCTTAAATCGCAAAATACAGCGTTCTACTTTATGTGTTCAATTACATCTTCGATTTTACAGTCAAGGCATTTACATATCTTGTCAAGGACTTCCATAGATACATATTCGTCTTTTGACATTTTCGCAAGCGTTCCTGTTCCTATTCTTGTCAATTCCCTTAGTTTTGTTTTTGACATTTTTTTCTTTGCCAACAAGACAAATAATGGCGTGTATGAAAACATATAAATTCGCTCCTTTTCTGATTTAGATTATATCATAAATTGTTTCAAAATCAATATTGTTTATTCAATAATCGGCATATATTTATTGATTTTGCATTCCGAAAATGATATAATAAATGCAAGAATTGAAATATTTTGGAGGTTTTATAAATGAATGTGCAGGCGTATATTTTGAACATATCAGCAATGCAGAGCATAGATGAACTTAGGGAAATGGTAAATGGTGGATATGCACATACTGTAGAAATGCCCCTAATGCTTGGAATACAGGAAATGCAGGATTTTACTGCTCCGAAGTGGATTATGCGAGGGGACATTGTATTTTTCTACCACGCAGCTACGGCGAACACGCATAACAAGAGATTACGCAGAGAAGTAAGAAACGGAAATTTTGAGGATACCGATAAACTGAATGAATATATTGATTACTGCGATAAACTGTATGATAAATACGGCGGCAGGATATATGCAGTCGGTGTTATTGCCGATAATCCTTCTTATTATTCCGATTCTGGATGGGAACATCCGCACTTTAAGTCAAGGATATTTGCACCGATTGAGAATGTTGTGAAATTGGACTATCCCATATCTTCAAAACAATTCAAAGAGTTTTTACCAATTGCAAGACAGCAGGGCATTACTCCTGTGTTCGGAAATGCTTTTATGAAATTAAAATCCTTGATATGCAGATATAACAGTGTTCCTTATCTTGAAAAATGCACAACAGTGTCATTTCCACTCAAAGATGTCCAAAAAGGAACATGGATAAGATTTGCAAACGAGAACGGAAGAAAGTATCTGAATGAGGCGCAATTTAGAAAGTATTATGTTGATTTTCTACTTATGTCGATTTCTGACAATGGTAAGATTTATTCGGAAGTCGAATGCGTGAAAGAAGTAAAATCAGTCGGCAGGGTTGATAATGTGATTTTGCTTGACGGTGCGTATATGCCTGTCGAAGTAAAACTAAGCGCAACATTTGACGGAAATTCTTTGATGGAACAACTTGGGAGATATGCAAATTCTGACGATTTTGAGGGAGTAGAGGATAGTTCTGAATATACTTGGGGAAGTCTTGTTATGGTTGTTGATATTTTTAATGTATATATGTATGATGATGATGTGAAAAACACGCTTAATATACTAATTTCTCTTGACGAAATCAAAAGCATGACAGACGTTAGGAAATTGAGGAATATGCTTGTTTCAAATCGCGAGGCTGATTAAATGATTTACGAGGGATTTACAACCGATTACGACTTGATGAATGAAGAATTGATACAAGGTGCGGAATTAACTGATTATTGGAATTTTCCTGTATTAGAGCCATATCATGGAAAAATAGCAAAGACTGTATCATTCAAAGAATCGTTTCAAAAGAAATTTACAGGCTATGAGAACAGCAATTTGAATTTCTTTGAGGACGATTGGAAATTTAATCAGATTTGGAATAGTCCGTTTCGGTATTTAGAGCATTTGCAAAAATTTCAAAACGTTTGTATGCCAGATTTTTCAAAAGCGGAGGAAGCACCACTACCGTTAAGTCTATGGAACAATTATAGAAATATGGTGCTTGCAAGGTGGATGTCGGATAATGGAATAAAAGTTATTCCATCTATTAGTACATTACCGGAATCATGTTGGGAATGGTGTTTTGATGGATTTCCAAAGCATTCTGTGTATTGCTGCTGTACGAATGGTTTTGTAAAAGACGAGTACAAGCACGAATATTTTATAAGGGCATTCCGTGAGGCAGAGAAACGGCTTGAACCAGAATTTGTTTACATTATCGGTAGGAAGATTGTTGATTTAGAGCCAGAATGTGATATAATGTATCTGAATAACAGTAGCATGAATAATTACCAATCAATACATCAAGCAAATGTTTATACGCCTAATCTTTTGAAAAGTTTGTGAAATAGTAACAGTTTTTGAGAAAAGTCTTTGATGTTTTTCTGGTAATGTTGCATAGCGAAAGAGGTGTCGAAATTGGGAAATGGTTCACGATATACTGCTGAAACGGTTATGCTTAGAACGTCGCAAAGAAAACGCCTTGACGTTTCCAATATTACCCGAATCGTAACTGGCGGCATGGAGCGGATAACCTACAAAGAGAAAGTAAACGGCGTTACTGTCATCCGAACAAAGTGGCGGCAGAAAAAGAAAAAAGAGCGCAGAAAACGCTCATAATTCACAAGAAGATAGCCTGCGGTTGCAGGCTTAATCTTTTATACCCATAAAAACGCTTTTCCCCACAAAATCGCAAATACATTCATAGCAAAGTCTTATTGTCATTGTTTGCCGTTCGACCTTTCCGATTTTGATTTCATAAAGTTGCGATTCTTCATTTGACTTTTGACATGATGTGCATGTGCATACAGATTCTTTATCAATCTTTTTTATGTTTATCATCCAAAATCCCTCCATTTCAAAAATTATAATTCCGTTGCGGGTGCGTGTCAAGGCGGAAAGGGCGGATATTCCTCGGCTGACGGTCATTTCTGACCGTTTCGGCTTATTTTTGTATTGCTTTAAGATATTTGTTTGTTATATCTTGCAGATTGCTGTAATTTTTATTAAATTTCTTTTCTTTCTTTTGGCGCGATACAAGCGCCTTTTTTAATTTTTCTATCATTTTTTTGTTTCCTCCATTTTTTATTTGTCCCAACCCCGGCATTTCTGCCGGACGCTTGTGGCTTAATGAATCCTCCGTAACGACTAAATAAAACGACATCTTATTATATTTATTCCTTCAGATTCCAACGCTAAATAATATTTATCAATACTATAAATTTTATTCTCTTCTTCTTTTTTGTAGGGTAATCCTTCATTTTTCCATTCTTTGAATTTCTCTATGTTTTCAATATTATAGAAAATATAAAAGTTGTTTTTATTGTCAAAGATAATTTTATCTTTGAATAAATTTGTAAATTTTACGCTAATATTATTCTTTATGGCTATTTTTTTCAGTTGTCCATGAATTTCTAACCATGATTTATCACCCATTTTACTAATATGTGTTGTATTTGTAATAATTCCAATGGTTTTCTTTGAAAAATTTTCGATAGTTTTTACAGTAATACTTTGCGGTGATATTTTTACTAAATTTTCTTTTTTTATATCTGATATTTTCATAATTAATATCTCCTTTGCGATAATTTTGTAGCAATTTTATTTATTTTCTCAAATTCTTTCTCAAAATTTTTGACTGCTTTTTGTAATCTTTTATTTTTTTAATGTCATATCAGTCCCCTCCTGTTTGGTTTGCTGTTTGGTTTGCTGTTTTCTTGTTTCTTTCTGATATTATATTAGCATATTTAAACTATGTTGTCAATGGGGAAATTTAAAAAAGTTTAAATATTCTTTTCTGTTTGTTTTTCTATTTACAACTTTTTTAAACCATGCTATAATGTATGTATATGGAGGTGATTTTATTGGAACAGTTCAGAATATGCAAAAATTGTGATTTTTCTGGCGTTTATGCGATAGTTAATACAAATAATAACAAGATATATATAGGCTCCGCAAAAAACATAAGAAAGCGTTTAGAAAGCCACAAATCAAGATTTTTGCGCAATAAAAACGGTGCAAAAGAAATGCAAGAAGATTTTAATAATGGAGATAATTTTATATCTTTTGTAGTGGCACCCGTTAAACTATGTTCTCGAAAAGGGAAAGAGGGAAATAATTTAAGATACTTTGAAAGTGAAGCTATTTTTAGGTTTAATTCACATATTTCTAATATTGGATATAATAAAAATAGCCCATGCCTTCAGCTTTTGGAATTTCTGGACATCATGGAGGCTAAAAATCATTTCGAAAAATCAAATTTTGAATTTTTAGAAAATACAGAAAGGAGATTTTAAAATGGCATTTTCAGACAAACAAGCGGCCTTTAACTATGTCAATCAGTATCAAAAAGAAAAGTACGACCGTATAACGGTAATGGCAGACAAAGGGAAGAAAGCAGAGTATCAGGCGGCAGCAAAACTTAAAGGAATGAGTTTGTCGGCTTTTATCATGTCTTGTGTTGATGAAAAGATAGAAGATATGAAAAAATAATTATAAAAGTTTAAATATGCTATTGACAACATAGTTTAAATATGCTAATATATAATTGTCCAAAGGAACAGCGGACAATAACCCGAAAGAGGAAGAGGAGAAAGGATGGACGATATGACGAAAGAAGAAATGCAACGCTTCTTAAACCGTGAAGCCGAAAAGGGAAGTACAGAGTACGAAGCCTTGAAAGCATTGGCGGACATTCTGGGGATTGAGTTTCCGGAACTGAAGCAAAAGAAAGGGACTGAATAAACAGCCCCGCCACAACAGAAAAGGGCGGCAGACACAAAAGCCGCCCGATTTGTAAAAATTATAGCAGATATTTAAAGTAAAGGCAAGGGAGGCGTTTAAATGCCTGTATCAGATGCCCAAAAACGGGCAACGGCAAAGTATGAAAAAGAAGCCTACGACAAAGTACTTGTACGGTTTCCGAAAGGCACAAAAGAGCGTATACAAGCCACAGGAGAGAGCGTAAACGGATATATCGTTAAAAGCGTTCTGGACAACTTAAAAAAAAGTTGAAAAAAATTAAAGAAAGTGCTTGACAATACATAACGATAGCGTTATAATAAATACAGAGTTAAGGCAAGAGCCTAAATTAAAAAACGAAAGGCAGCCATAAGGCTGAAAGGTGAAAAATATGAAAAAAACAGTTTATATTTATGATAATAATTGGCAGGCAACGGGTGCATATGTTTCCGAAAATTTTATAAAATCGTATAATGGTGGGGATTGCGAAGAGATAATAATTGAAATTCCAGATAGTTTTGAGCCGTATAGTGCAGTATGTGGGGATACGATGGTAAAATTGGGGGAATTTCATTATCCACTGAATGAATGTTTGTGTTTGGATAAAAATTTCCGTCCGTTTTTAAAACAAATGGAACCAGATACGCATGCGGTGAAACTGAAAATTGTTAGTCGTAATGGACGAAAAAATTTAGCATTTACAATTTAAACCAAATAAAATTCGGGAGGATAAAGACATGACGAAAAAATTATATTTTTGTGAGACAAACGGTTATAACATGGTGGTATCTGTGGATAGCGAAAATGAATGCCGATATCTGACGGAAACAAACGATTTCCCGTACATCGTCGGCATGGACACGGAACAGAAAGAGCAGGCTGCAACGGAATTTTTGGAGCAGATAGAGGACGATAGCAGTTGGGAGGATGGCTGCACATATGACCAGATTTTTACAGATGGAGTAGAAGTGATTGCAGAAATTGAAAAAGAATTGTAAAATTTCTACTCACTGTTTCTCAAAATTCCTAGCCCCCTAGGGAAAAGGGGAGAAAGAAAAGGATATGGAAGAATTAAATATTCATAACGGGTTAATCCCGTTATTTTTTTGATGTTTTTAATTTATAACATTTATTTAATTTATGTTTACGTATTTAATTGTCATTGCCCCAATAACTGGATTAATCGGGCGTTTTATCTCGTTATTCGCCCGATTTACTTCATTAATCGGGCGATTTATAAAATTGTTCACCCCACAATAATTTATTTGCGTGTTTGCAAGCATTTAATTTGTAGTGGAGGAGAAAAAATATAAATATCAAGCCACAAATTACACGAAATAAATATATAACAAAAATTATTTTCTATTTATAAAATTAGTAATAGCTAAAATTGTTGTACAAAGTGCTGATTTTTTTTGTGCAAAATAGAGAAATTTAATAATTAAATTATCTGAAACAAATTATATAGTATATTGTATACAAAATTCTATAATAATATTAATATAATATATATAATAATATAATATATATGAGTCTTTTTTTTATTTTCTTTTTATTCTTTTTCTTTGTTTCTTTCTTTTTCTTTTTTTCTTTTCTTTTTTTAAATTCAAGCATTCAAGGATTTAAGCGTTGAAAACTGTCGAACTTTTTGGACTTGATTTTTTTTGTATATAAAATATAATAAATCAATAACCAAAATACATGGACAGGTGATAATATGATTAACAATGATGTTGTTGTTAATATTGGAGATTTAAAAATATACGATAATGACTTCGAATTGACGATGGATGAGGCCTGTCAAAAATTTAAAATCGATGATTTAGTCAAAGAGGGTCAATCACGTTGGAAGGCAGTCATGTTTTATGTGGGAAAGCGTATATTTCCGGACAACAAAATTTTGAAAAATAAAAGCATTGTCTATTTAGATGGCAATAAAATTCCAACTAACAATAACAAATTTGATTATAATATATTAAATATTTTGTGTGATTATTACATACAACTAAGTAGACAGTATAATAAATTAATATCTGCTGTGGCATTTAGTGCGTTTGTTAATATACCAGTTAATACTATAGACCAATGGAAGCAGGCAGAGCCAGATACTATGAGTTACAAGATTTGGAAAAAATTGCAAGACGATCGAGAGGACAGTTTAAAAGATAAGGCGGCTGATAATGGCAATGTTATGGGTCTATTTCAAATCGGGCGTCGTGAATTTGGATGGGATATGCCGAACGTCCGCACAGAAAACAAAATAGTGCCTCCAAAAAATCCAAGGGAAATAGCCGCAATGTACGGTATTAATTTGCCAAATAGTGAAAAAGACGAATTAAAAGAACAGAATTAGTCAATATGTATAAAAATATTAGGTATTAATTGTGCAAATAGCTGTAAAATATATTCACAAAATATACATTTTGCGAATAGTTGGATTGTCAAAATATTATTGTGGCTGATAAGTATTACAACTGCTCTAAATGAGACATGGCGCTAAAAAAGAGGGGGAGGGGTTATGTAATTTTTATCAACAGTCCGCACTTAGTCCCAAAAATAATTTTAAAATAAAAAGCGCCTCTTGTACATAAGACATAAAAATTTTAAAGTATAAAAAGTCTACATGAAATCATCACGAATATTTTTATAACACATGTAACAGTAGTTTAATAAAAGCAACTACGACGGAAAAAATGGAAAAGAAATTGGCATCTCAAAAAAGGATATATGGGAAATCTGATACATAAGTTATTAGACTTTAAGAGGAGCTCAAGTAATAATGAATGAACAAGCATTGCTCATACAACTTAAACCAGAATTGCTTAAAATTACAAAAGAATTACTAAAAGGCAACCACATAGAAATACATACAGGAAAAGACGGAGTAAGAATATTCTCTGTTAATAAAAAGATACTGAAGTGAAATATATTATTAATATATTACATAAATTGTGTCTATGGCATATGCAAGCGGGCATATGTATCAAGCGAAATGGCGCTTTTCTTTTTTCATTTGCATGGAAGGAGACGTCATTTTCATGTCTGATTATAAAAATCCAATAAGCAAAGTTGAGAACTATATAAGAGAACATAAGTCAGAATACAGCAGTTTAAAAGACTTATTAGACTTGTGCATATGGCAATTAAAAGAAAACCCTAACGATAAAGATTATTGTTTTAATTACACAAAAAAAATTCAGAAAGAAGCTATTGCTCTTCATCTAAAAACACTTGATGAGAAATGTGGCGAACTGTATGAAAATGCTTTACTTTTTGAGGCACCTCATTTAGTCGACTCATTTTTTCAGTATATTGAGTTAGATGAAAAAGACCCATACAAGAGGTTTTATTTTCCAAGGCGTAAAGTATTGAAACCAGTTGTAGCGGCATATCAAGAAATTTATGACGGCAAAATAGACTTTTTATCTGTATCACAGCCGAAAAGAACAGGGAAAACTACTAGCGGATTGCGGCTTGCCCTTATGATGGGAGGCAGAGAACCAGAAGGAAGCGTATTTGCGGTTGGAAAAGGAGAGGGGCTTGTTAAAAGGTTTTATGGCGGATTAATCCAATCGTTTGAAAATGAAGCTATGTATAAACGGTTTTTAAGAATTTTTCCGGAAGCAATAAAAATAACGCAAAGCGCTGAAGGATTGTCTATAGACTTAAAAGAAAAAAGCCCTTCTACATTTCCGACATTTACTTGTCGCCCGATTGACGGAGCAATCGTAGGTTGTACAGAAGCCAATGTTCTTGTTTACATAGATGACTGTGTAAAAAACCACGAAGAAGCAAGAAATCGTGACAGACTTGAATTTTTATGCGAAAAGGTTACTGATGATGTTTTAGGCAGACGATTAGAGGGTACGCCAATTATCATCCAGGGAACAAAATATAGCCTTTATGATCCAATTACTGCATTGCAAAATAAAGCTGTTGAATTAGGGTGGAAATGGAAAGAGGTAGCAATTCCTGCACTTGACCCGATTACAGACGAAAGCAACTGGGAGATTGTTAGAAAAGACAAAAAAGGTGTTAGAAAGATATTTACAACAGATTACTACCGAAAAGAGCGTAGGCTTGTTTCTGAAGAAACTTGGGCGGCTGAATTTCAACAGGAGCCTTTTGAAGCAAAAGGAAGAATGTTTCCTGAAAACGAACTCAATTATTTTGAAGAACTTCCAGTTGACAAAGAGCCGGACGCAATTATGGCAGCTTGCGATAGTGCTGATAAGGGAGAAGATAGCTGTTCAATGCCGGTAGGGTATGTTTATGGGCATGAGGTTTATATCGTTGATGTAGTATTTGACAATGCTGGCGTACAATTCACAAAACCAGAATGCGCTAATATGTTAATAAAACATAATGTAAAGACTGTTACATTTGAAAGCAATAGCGCTGGAGAATACTTTGGACGTGATGTTATAGAAATAGTTAAATCGCAAGGTGGAAGATGTAGTGCCAGGTTTAAATTTAATTGTACAAATAAAATCACAAGAATGGAAAACGCAAGAGATAACATTATTAGGGATTACTATTTTAAGGATTTAAAAAAAATGGACAGAACAAGTCAATATTATAAGTTTATGAAAGAGCTTACAACAATGACAAGGAGCGGAAAAGTAAAACATGATGATGCGCCTGACTCTCTTGCTTTATTTGAAAATGAAATGCGGTCTGGAGTATTAAAACCAGCGGTTATAATACCAAGTCCTATATAAAGAGGAGGTATTGGTTAATGAAAACAGAAGAATATCTTGGACAAATAGAGAAAATAGACAGAACAATAAAGCGTAAGTTAGAAACAATACAAGAATTTAAAACTATGGCATATAATATTAGCGCCTCATATTGCACTACATCTCAAAAAACAATATCTAAAGACAAATTAGGATGTACAGTATCTAAATTTATTGACCTCGAAACGGAAGCTAATAAATTAATCGACAATTTTATTAACACAAAAGAAAAAATTATAAAACAAATTAATGGAATATCTGACAAAAAGATGAATGATGTTTTATATTATTTCTATGTTAAACAACTTACAATTAATAAAATTGCTTTAAATACAGGATATTCAAGAAAACAAATAGCAAGAATAAAAGCAAAAGCAGTAAATGAATTTGAGAGATTATATGGAGGTGAATATTTGGACATAAAGAAGGAACAGTAAAATTAAAAATGTCCCTAAATGTCCTAAAGTGTCCACTTGTGCCCTAACAAAAAAAGTGGTAAAGTAATATCAGGAAAGTCAAAATAAAGTTTTCATAAAGTAAAATCCCTTTTGCGGAAAGCGTCACCTAAACAGGCGGCGCTTTTTGTATACATAAAAAGGGTTGATTGGAAGTGATGAATCTACCATGAACAATTATAAAGGTTGGTTATTAAAGTTCGGAAGTACAATTTTACCAATGAAATATTTAGCTTATGATAGTTATTCATGTACGCCTTATCAAAGAACGGAAGTTGAGGCTTATAGAGATGATTTTACTCAAGAACTTTTTAGATTAACAGCATTAGGGTTAAAAACCAAAATAGAAGCAAATACACGTGTAATGTGGCTTGATGATAAAATAGCTTTTCAAAGTTGCCTAAAAAATGGACTTGAAGATAAGCAACAAAGGAAATACAAAGTTACTTATTGGAATGATGAAGATAATGATTATGTAACAGGGCATTTTTATATTCCTGATACAACGTTTTCTATTAAATGGGCACCGCATAAAGATTTGCTTTACAATTCAATTAGACTTGCTCTTATTGAATATTAAGAGAGGCGGTACAGCATAAATGAATAGAGAATTAAGGGAAATTTTGTTAAGCGGCACAGCGAACAGACAGACAATTATTCATTTCCCAAATGGGCAACATGAAGATATAACTCATGGCTTTTATAGCGGAAGCCTAAAATTAGATGAAATATTATGCTCTTCAGAAAATATTAATTTTGGAGAATGTAACGCAAGCAAATTTGAAGCTCAAATAACTGGTATTGATGACATATCAAATTTAATTATACAAGTATATCAAAAAATACCATATGATAAAGATAAAATTTATATATTAGTAGACCATAGCGGAAACAAAATAATAACTTCTTCGGAAGAAAATATATTACTTGGCAGACATAAAGATTACACAATTCCACTTTTCTATGGACGCGTTGACTCTGCTATATTACAAGCAGATAGGATAAATAGGGTAATAACGGCGTATGATGAACTATATTTTAACGGGGACAAAAATTGCGCCGATTGGTATTCTGAATTTTTTAAAGACAATGAAAGTAAAACGTTAAAAAATTTTAGAGACAGTTTATTTAGGTTTATAGGCATAGAACAGGAACAAACTTCTTTAGTTAATGATAGTATAATATTGGAGGAAACACTATCCACTACACAACTTAAGTTTATTGATGTTATAAAGGCAGTATGCCAAATCAATGGTTGTTTTGGTCATATAGACCGTAATGGAATATTTAGATATATACGATTGGGTCAAACGGGAACAACCTACAATGTATCAGACAATTACAGGTCAAACGATAGCACTTTTGAGCAATATATTGTAAAAAAGATTGACAAGTTACAAGTAAACAGCGAGGAGGGTGACATAGGCTCTATAGTTGGTACTGGTGACAATCCGTATATAATACAAGGAAACTTTTTAATATGGGGCAAAGGTGCGTCCGACTTAAACAGGATAGCGACAAATGTTTTTAACGTCATTAAAAATGTGGAATATCGACCATACTCAGTAAAGCTCATATATTCTGAGCCATACATAACTGTTGGAGACAGAATAACATTGACAACAAACAGAGACAACAAACTTATAGAAAGTTACGTACTTAACAATTCTTTCGACTCAGTGCAGTTATTTGGACAAACAATGTTTGCTGAAGGTGATGAGTATCGTGACGAGGTTGTTGATGATGTAAACGTAAATATAATACAACTTAGAAATAAAACTCTTAAAATAACGCAAAATGTTGATGAACTTTCTTTTCAGATGACAGAGGTCAATGGAAAAGTAAACAATTTAACTACACAGTATTCAGAAATAAAGCAACAGGCTAATGGCATAGAGCTTACTGTAAGCCAAACAACAAAAGACCTAACTAACAAAATTAATGAAGGTGTTACAGAGACAAAAAACTATACAAATAGTCAACTTAAATTAACTGCTGACAGTTTAGCTTCAACAGTAGCAAAATCAGAGAACAAATATAGCCCAACAGTAGGGACAACTACATATAAAATCGATTTATATGGATATGTTGGTGCTACACAAAGTCAATATCCTGCAAACACCAATAATGGAAAATACTATCTAAATCAATCAGATGGAACTTTATATATGTCTAATGGCGTAACATGGCTTCAAGTTGCACAATTAGAGCTGATAACGTCAAAATTATCAACAAGCATAAATCAATCAGCTGAAAAAATCACATTGGCAATTAATACTGCTAACAGCGCTGCAAACGCTGTCGCGAACAAAGTTAGCAAAGGCGATATATCAACACAATTAAGTCTTGAAGAAGGAAAAGTTGCAATAACAGGTGATAGAATTTCGATAACTTCAGAGAAATTCAAATTAACAGACGATGGTCATGTAGAATGTCACGATTTATTTATAAGAGGCGGCAATATTGAGGTTCATAGCGAAAGACCGGATGACTTATTTTTAAGAATTTACAATTACGATGAAGAAAAAAAAACTGGACAAGCTATAAATCTCAAACCGAATGAAATAAGACTTGAAAGCTATTACTATCCTGAAAAACAGTATATGAGGATAGACAGAACAGGAATTCGCATTGAACATGAAGGGTATGGCAAATTCGCTTTATGGGGAGATGCCTTAGAACTGCGTGATGAGGAGGATAAATTGTTATTTAGTTTAATTGGTGGGCAGACAAGGGAATTGTATGCACCTAAAATTACGGCAACATTTGCAAACTTAGATAATTCTTCTGATTTTCGATTAAAGCAAGAAATAAAGCCAATAGATAATAATTTTAAAGACTTATATTTATCTCTTAACCCAAAACAATTTAAATTTCAATTTGACAGAAAACAATCAAATGGGCTTATCGCTCAAGAAGTTTTAGAATTATGTTATAAATTCAATATAAACCCAGAAGAAATCAACTTGGTAAATAAGAGGGAAAGAGGTTATTATTCTTTAAACTATAATTTTATTCATAATATTTCTATATTGTTAATTCAAGAATTATGTAAACGAATGGAGGAAGTTGAAAATGCAATTAACAAACAAAGAAGCTGATTTTTGCTGGTCTGCACTAAATGAAATAGCAAATAAAGTAAGCGGCAAGTTAGGATACGCCGTGGCAAGGAATTTAAGAACGATAGGGAACTCATTGAAAGAGTATGCTGACATTAAAAACGAGCTTATAAACAAATACGGCGAAAAAAGTGAAAATGGCGATACAACATTATATGGCGCATCACCTAACTTTGAGAAGTATTTAGAGGAAATCGATGAATACTCAAACATTACACACGATATTAATATAATGCAAGTCTCTCCAGAAGAAGTGTATAAATCACCACTTACAGCTAATGTTATAACAAACATAATGTTTATGATAAAGGAAGATGATTAAATGGCAGATAAATATATATCTGATTTAGAGACTAAACCGATATTATCAGATGATGACTTGTTTTTAGTTGATGATACTGCTAAGACATATAATATTAAGGCAAAATCAATACTTGATTATTCAGCTAATACGTTTAGCAATCCTAATTTATTAATAAATGGAAGTCTTCAGGTTTGGCAAAGGGGAACGAGTTTCAATTTATCAACAAGCGATCCTTACAGGGCATATGTTGCTGACAGGTGGCTAATTTTTCGTAGTCCTAAAGAAGGGAATTGTTTGGTTGAGAAAGACGGGGCATGGTTAAAATTAAATGTTAAAAACGCGGGTGTAAACGCTATAGCTATGTTTGTTGACAATATAGAACAGATTTTAGGCAAAACATTAACATTAAGTTTTTACGCTAAAGCGAGCGAACAAATTAATTCCCTTATATATGTGTGGAACGACAAGGGGATAACAAACCCTATAAAAAATCAAAATATTATTTTGAGTAGTCAGCCGCAAAAGTATCATATTACGTTTACTGTTCCAGAAATTTTGCCAGATAACATTTTACATTTTTGGTTTTTGAGAATTGCAAGTAATCAGGGAAAGACTGTATGGATTAGCAAGGCAAAATTAGAAATCGGAGAATTAGCCACACCGTTTATTCCTAAAAGCTATGCCAATGAATTAATAGATTGTCAACGATACTACTTTAGAAGTAAATCAAATTTAGTTGGAACACCAGGAGCTTATGAGGCGGCGTTAAACGAAACATCATCGTTTATTCATTGTAATGTAAGGTATCCTGTGCAAATGCGTGTTAGTCCAACAGTAAATATATATTCAATAGCTGGAAATAAAAACAAAATTGGTATTTGGGCAAACGGTATTGATACAGCGCAAACTGTATCTGTACTATCTTCAACACAAAGCGCTGAGGGATTTAATTGCATAACAAAAGGAAGTAGTGACGCGAGTTTTGCGGCGGAAACATACGCTTTTCATGTAGAGGCTGACGCTGAAATCAATTAAAGAGGTGAACCATGGAAGAGTTAAACACAGCAAATGAGAATATAGAAGTATACATAAAAATTGACGGCGCTGGAAAAGTAACGAATGTGAACAGTTCTCTTTTTGTTGAGAGTATGGAAGACTGGCTCAAAATAGATGAGGGAAAAGGCGATAAATACGCCCACGCACAGGGTAATTACTTTGAAAAGCCGCTTTTTGATGAAAGAGGATTACATAATTATGTGTTCGCGAATAATTCTGTAAGAGAGGCGACAGAGGAAGAAAAAGAAATGGAGTTATTGTCAATACCAAAACCAACGCCAAGCACCGAGGCGGATTTATTGAGTATGGCTGTAGACCACGAGTATAGGCTGACTATTTTGGAATTGGGGGTATGAGTATGTTGTACAGGACATTAAAAAGGCTGATTGAGTTAGGAAGCACAGACGGATTAGATGAAAAAATAGATATATTTTACGCAGCTGGAAAAGTCACAACAGAGGAATATAATACTTTAATAGAAAGTTTGAGAAACACGCTATGAGAAAACGAAAAGTAAACGAAAACACGGAATTAAAAAAGCTGTTGAGGAAAAAGAGATATTCTTATAGGGTTGCCTCAAAAGAGATTGATATAAGTATAGCTAATTTAAACGACAAGTTAAATGGCTATGCCTTATTTAACCCTATTGAGATTAAAAAATTGATTGGGTTACTGGATATAAATCATAATGATATTTATAAATATTTTTTGGAGGCAATATGAGAGATATAAAAATGTGCCACCCTGAATTACAGGAAAAGGCGAAGAAGTTAATTTCAGCTTGCAAAGGTAAAGGGATTTTAATTGGCATTAGTGAGTGTTTTAGAACTGTTGAGGAGCAAAATGCTTTATATGCCAAAGGAAGAACAGAGGCGGGTAAAATAGTTACAAACGCCAAAGGTGACAGTTACTCATCACATCATCAATGGGGTACGGCTTTTGACTTTTACCGAAATGACGGCAAAGGCGCTTACAATGATAGTGACGGGTTTTTTAGAAAAGTTGGCAATATAGGAAAAAGCATTGGGCTTGAATGGGGAGGAGACTGGACAAATCCGGTTGACAAGCCCCATTTTCAGTTGCCGCAATGGGGCAGTACAACGGCAAAATTGAAACAACTTTACAAAACTCCAGAAAATTTTAAAAAGATATGGAAGGACAAGAATAAAGAAATGGTTGAAGAAAGCTATATACAAATAGATGGAAAAACAATAACCGTAAGACGCATTTTAAAAGATGGAACGAATTATATAGCTATAAGAGATATTGCAAACTCTATGGGATACAAAGTAGAGAACAAAGGGAATATGGCAATATTAAATAAAGTATAAAAAACTTAAATAAAATACATCACTAAATATCATTTTATGTTACTAATCAAATAGTATTATAGTAGTATTAATTAAGTGAAAGTAAGTTTTCATAAAGTAAAATCCCTTTTGCGGAAAGCGTCACCTAAACAGGCGGCGCTTTTTGTATACATAAAAAATTAAAATTGTAGTGCAGGAGAGTTTTATTTATGGCTGAAAAAATTTTAAATGTCAAAATAGCACTTGTAAATAAAACTACAGATGAGTGGAATGCTGAAACAAAAATTCCTTTTAAAGGATGCCCATGTATTGAATTCACTGTAGATGGCAAGGCAAAACTTAAAATAGGTGATGGAAAAAAATCATATTTGGCATTGCCTTATGTTGAAGAAGGAATATCATCAGAAGTGATTGTATCAGCCCTTGGTTATACTCCTATAAGCAATGAAAAAACAGGTGCAGTAAACGGCATAGCTACTCTTAATGAAAAAGGTCAAGTTACTACAGCGCAATTACCATTAAACCGACTACTTCCTGAGATAGGAGAAACAGACGAAGGGAAAATCATCAAAGTTGTGAACGGAAAATATCAGTTACAAGAAACTAATAATATAGTTTATCATAAATAATTGAGGTGATAATGAAATGAATGAAGGATATGGAACTTTTGTAAAAGTTCCAGATGATAGTGGGGCATTTACAAATATGTTATCAGGTTTAAAAAAAGACATAGGGTTATTGCCAACAAATGTTCCTACATACACAAAGGCATATTGTATAGACACTGGAGAGCTTTACATATTTGAAGCAACAACAGGACAATGGTATTTACAATAAGGAAGTGATGACATGGGATAAATGTATTAAGCGTAGCTTTAGCAAAATCATATACAAAAAAAACAATAGAAGGAACAGGAGCAATTAAAGGAGATGCTGGATTTTCGCCAATAGTATCTAGCACTAAAGTTGCAGATGGAACAAAAGTAACAATTACTGACGAAACTCATACAGAAGAATTTGTTGTTGAAAATGGACTTGGAGTACCAACAGGTGGAACATTAGGACAAGTGCTTACAAAAACCAGCGATGATAATTATGTAACAGAATGGAAAACACCAGAAAAAATTATAGCAATTCAAGGAATATTATAAGTAATTGGATGATGGTTTAATGAATATAGGAAGATTAGAAATATTTACAGACGAACTGGAAATTACGTCAAAAAATGTTATACAAATACTTCAAAAGGCTATGCCTAAACATTTAATCAATGCAAACCGTGAAGATTTTCTTTTAAGATATGAGGCTGGAGAACAACCATTAAAAAGAGTAAAGGCTTATAGGAAAGATATTGATATTTATGTTAATGACAATGCAGCAAATGAAGTGACTGAGTTTAAACTTAGTTTTAATCATGGAAACCCTATAACACTTGTCCAACGTGGAGAAAAAGACAGCGGCATATCAGATGAAACAAAAGCTATATCATTATTAAATGAATGTTTTCGCGCAGAAAAATATGAAGCAAAAAGTCAACAACGCTCACGTTTTATGGAAATTACGGGTTTGGGATATTCGTATACCGACATAAATACGGAGTACCAAGATGGAGATAGTTACTTTACTTATAACATACTTGACCCAAGAAACACATTTATCATTAGGTCAAGCTACTATATAGACCATAGACCTATGCTTGCGGTATCTTATAGAGAAGATGAAATGGGGAATAGATATTTTACTTGTTTCTCGAAATACCAAAGATTTGAAATATCTAGCGAACTGAAAATCACAAACGGAAAGCCAGAAAAAGATGACAAAGGAAATTCAGTTATTGATTGGTTTGAAAGAGAAAAAAGTGGAGAGAAAAATCCACTTGAAATTATTCCTATTGTAGAATGGATAAGAAATTATGATAGAATGGGTTGCTTTGAGCGACAAATACCAGAAATGGATGCTTTGAATATTGCAGTTTCTGATTTTTTTAATGATGTAGACCAAAATACCCAAGCGATTTTTCACACAAACGACATAGAGTTTCCAAGAGATAAAGACGGAAATGAACAACATCCTAAAACGAACGATTGGGTAAGTACATATACATCTCAAGACGGAAAGACACCATTTATTAAACCTATTGCGATTGACTACGACTATCAAGGAATGTTAGCCAATATACAATATAGGCGTACAACTATTTTGACAAAATGTAATGTACCAAACAGAGCTGATACAAGCGGAGGCTCTACCAGCTTAGCAATAGATAGTGCTGCAGGTTGGACAAATGCAGACATAGAAGCCAACAAACAAGACTTAATTATGGATAGTTGCAGAATGGAAGAAGTAAAAATTGCTTTGGCGGCGATAAAAAAAAGTCCATATACGCCTTCGGATAGCCCGCTGCTTGAATTAAGATATTCTGATGTGAAACCTAATTTTAAACGACAAAAGTCATATGATATGGTTACTAAGATAAACGCTTTTGCTACTGGAGTTTCACACGGGCTTGCACCACAGCATATGATACCAGCGATTAATTTATTTGACGATGTTCAACAAGTGATAGCAGATAGCAAGCCATATATGGATAGGTATCTTGCGAGTATATATGATAAACAGAATACAAATAATATAGAAAAGAAAGATAGAATACAGGGCGATTTATCAGACCAAAGAACAAACAGCCCCTTAATTGAAGGAATGGACACAAAAACAAACAATGCTGAGACATTTGGATAGTATCAAGTGTCTTTTTTAATTCAATTAAATAAATTATCTAATTAAGCGCATAGAGAAATCCAAGTACTTTTTGTATGGGTGATAAATAAGGCAATTTATAAAAATGGAGGTATTAAACATGACCGAAGAATTAAAAGAAGAACAAGAACTGACCAATAACGTTGATAACCAACAAGAGCGAAGTGAGCAGAGGGACGAAAAAGAACAGAAAGAACCTACTGTTCAAGAGCTTATGGTTGAGATTGCGAAATTAAAAAGAGCGCAGGAAAAGGCAGCAGGCAAGGCGGCTGAGTATAAGAAAAAATATGAGGCGAAACTTTCTGAAAAAGAAAAAGCAGATGAAGAAAAAGCAAAAATGGAAGCAGAAAAAGATGAGCAGTTCAATCAAATTATAAGGGAAAACAAGATTAACAAAGTAGAAAAGAGTTATCTTGCATTAGGTTACACACCAGACGAGGCGGCAAAAATGGCTATCGCAGAGGTCGATGAGGATTTTGACTCAAAGTTAAAAATTCAGCTTGTAGTACAAAAAAGGCAAAAAAAGGAATATGAGGCTGAATTTATTAAATCTCGTCCACAGCTAAATGCTGGTGTTGGAGATAAACAGATTACAAAAGAGCAGTTTGACAACATGGGGCTTGTTGAGAAATCAAAGTTGTTTCGAGAAAACGAAGCTGAGTATAACCGCTTAAATGCTTTGAAATAAGGAGGAGATTAAATGGCATCAACATCAAATACAACTATGTTAGAGGATTTATTTGTACCACAAGTAGTAGCAGACGCGGTCGACAAAAAACTTATTGACGCTATTCGCTTTGCTCCGTTAGCAAGAATTGACACAACACTTGTTGGCAGAGACGGAGACGAATTAACTATGCCAGCTTACGATTATATAGGTATGGCGGAAGATGTGGCGGAAGGCGCGGATATTCCAATTAAGAAATTGAACGCAACCACCGAAAAAGTTAAGGTCGCTAAAATCGGTCTTGGCGTACAATTTACGGATGAGGCGCTTATTTCTGGAAATGCAAACGACATAGCAGAGGAAGCGGCTATGCAACTCATAACAGCAATAAATGATAAATTGGAAGATAAACTTATTAAAGCTATGTCTACAACCGCTACACTTACTTCCTCTATTGCGGCAAGTGACGATGGAGCGAGTGGAATTTCAACCGCGCTCTTAAAATTCGGCGAAGACATTGATGGAACAAAAGTATTAATTGTACCACCGAGTTATTATGGCAGACTGCTTAATTCAAAAGGTTGGATACCAAACACAGAATTAGGAGCGGAAATTATTATCAGAGGAACAGTCGGTGCAGTTTATGGCACACAGATTATTATATCAAATCGCCTTGAAACATTAAAAGAAGCATACATTGTAAAACCTGGTGCATTAGCTATAGTCATGAAAAGAAACACACTTATTGAGTTTGACCGTGATAAAGTTGACCAGACAAACTATATTCTTGGTTCGAAGATTTTTGCACCATATGTTTATGACAAATCTAAGCTAATAAAACTAACTCTTGCCACTGCATAAATCAAGGAGGTAAAAACTCATGAGTATGATGATACATAGACACAAAAAGAAAGAAAATACAACAAGTAAAGAAGAAAAGTTACCATTTGAGCCAGAGAGTTATACAAGAAGTGAAATCAATCAGATGAATGCGGCGGATTTACAATCAATAGCAATCGATATTGGTATAGATGACATATTTAATATCAATAAAGCGGAATTAAAAAAGATAATTATAGAAAAGTTAGGTTTGTAAGGTGGTATAAATGTCATTTTTTTCAAGTGAAATAGCAGACGAAATCTCAAAAACAATGATAAGTGAACCTACTTTTGATAAAGCGGCACTTTGTGAAAAAGTTGAAAACGCTATTGAAGAGGTAAAAGAAGCAAGAAATTATCCTCATTACTATACCGATTTAGCTATAGATGAAGATTTAAGGAGATTGAAGTCTAAAATTAAAAGACTGGCGCTTTACGATTATAACCAAATAGGAGCAGAATTTCAAACTTCGGACAGTGAAAACTCAATAAGTAGAACTTGGGTAGAAAGAGAAAAGCTATTTAATGGAATATTACCGATATGTAGATTTTAGGTGGTGAGATAAAATTTGAAATATTTAGAGTATGACATAAAGAATATGAATATAACACGTACCGCTGGAGATAATACAGCGCTTATTAGTGGCTCTGTTGGCTATTATGGAATACATTTTAATTTTGATGCTGAGTTTGCCGACTTAGCAGGATTGAAAGCTGTGGAATTTTATAAAAATAGAAACAAGATTAGGATTGACCTTGTAGATGGTGCTTGCGCAATACCAAATGAATTGTTAAAGGACAATCAAAAATTTGAAATTCGTGTTATTAGTGGAACAATGATAGCTACAACATGGACACCAGTATCAATTATAGAAAGCGGAGTTATATTCCCAGAAGAACCTGAGGAAGAAACTATATTAGGAACAGAGTATGTAAAATCTGTATCTGGTGAAAATGCTGTTGCGCTTTTGCGTAGTGGATATAACGGTTTAGAATACTCGACAGATGGCGAAGACTGGAATAGTGGTGTTAGTGGTGTTCCTGAAGTTCCAGCAAAACCTAAAGATGCTGAGTATCTTAGGAAAAATGGCGATTGGGTACAATTCGACCCATCAAGGTACGCCTCAAAAAACGAGGTCGAAGCATTACAGGTACTAACTGGCACAGCAACTCAATTAACAACATTAGATTATGGAGAAACAGACACTACAGTTATTGTTTCTAAAATAAATGAAATTATAACACAACTTCAAACAAGAGGTGTTTCTACCGTATAGTTTATATATAAGCAGTTTTTTGAGCGTGGCATTTATATGCCGCAGGGATATGGTATGAGGCGGTGGAGGGCGACCATATAAAAATTTGCAGAAAGGATTGAGCAAATATGACAGTAGAAGTTGCTTTTTTACTATCTGCTGTTTCCATAGCGTTTTCTATATTTTTTGGATTAAAAAACAGCAAGAGAAATGATGCAAAAGATATAGAAGAACGAACGAGAGATAGAGCAGAACTGAATGTAAAACTTGATTATATTGCGTCTGGAATGCAAGAAATCAAAGAACAAATTTCTTCGCTTATAAAAGATGTGCAAAATCATGGCGTAAAAATTGCGGAGTTAGAGCAGTCAACCAAATCCGCTCATCACCGACTTGATACCTTAGAGAAAAAAATAGATGAAAAAGATGATTAGAGCAAAAAACTTGTCATTTTATCAATGTCAAAAGGAGGAAGCTAAAAAATGAACCATAAAACAAAGAATTGGTTAAAGTGTGCAGGAATGAGAGCCTTGCGAACATTCTCACAGACCGCATTGTCAATGCTAACTGTAGGGCAAGCCCTAATAGATGTTAATTGGATTAATGTTTTGTCTATATCAATAGTTGCAGCGGTTATTTCAATTCTTACATCAATCGTAGGCTTGCCAGAGGTTAAGGAATAATTAATGCGAACCCTTATGCGCAACAAACAATCTATGAAATACGCCTTACAAATAGGTGAAATGCCAATCTACCAAACAGACGAGGATGGCAATATCATATATGAACATTATGAGGACAGCGACGGAAATATCATCTATTACCTTGATGAAAACGGAAATAAGATACCGTCCGAAACAGGGGAGTATGAAGTCGGGTACTCGGAGGCACACGAATTTTTCGGAAATATTGCAATGTCGGGCGGCGAGGCAGAGGCTGTTGAATATGGAATAGATGTATCAGCCTATGACGCCACTCTTGTCATGGAAAAAGGTGTTCTTCCAATTGACGAAACCAGTCTTTTGTGGTTTGAAAGTGAAGTAGGCTACACAGATACCTCTATGACGCATGTAGACCCCCATACAGCCGATTATAAGGTGCTTGCGGTAAAACCTTCGCTTAACTTTGTAAAGTACATTCTAGGGCGAATAGTGAAGTGAGGTAAAACAAAATGACAACTGACGAATTTAAAAAGATTTTGAAAGAAAAATCGGACGACGAAAAAACAGCACAATTTTATTTGCAAATCTTAAAGAAACATTTTATTCCAGAATGGTACTCAACGAGTGGATTTGTATGCAATGCAGACATCAATGCAGAAATGGTGTTTGAAATATTAAGAAGATACCCAAAGAAAAGAAATCTGTTTGAAAGGTTGGTGGCATTTTGGAAAAGAAAACAGTAAATATCCTTGGAACGGAATACGAGGTAGTTATTCAATCCGAGAACGAAAACCCAAAACTGAAAGAGTGCGACGGACTTTGCGAACAGTATTCCAAACAGATTGTATTAAACGACTGCAAGGAAACAGAAAAAGAAGTTATGCGAGTTGATAACTTTGAGGAATACAAAAAGAAAGTCGCAAGGCATGAAGTGTTTCACGCATTTTTCGGGGAATCGGGACTTAGAAGTCATAGCGATTTTGCAGAAAACGAGGTTTTGATAGACTGGCTGGCAATCCAATCACCAAAAATCTTCAAGGTGTTTCAGGAATTGGGTATTTTGTAGGAGGTAGGGCATGACAAAAATTAAAGAAGAAATCATTGAACAATCTCATTGTCTTGATAGCTTATCAATTACCAACGAAAACGGGAAAAGAACCGTTATGGTTGACGGAAAAGAAATTGATTTGTCAAAAATTATTTCTTTAAAAGTTGAACTTGATTGCAATGGAACAAGATTGGAAGTTCATTCAATGAAATTCAGGGATTGGTAATTATGGCAAAGAAAATCCTAACCGCAACGCTTAGCGTATCAAGCATAAAAAAACTTCAGTCAGATTTACTAAAATACAAATCTAAAATCAATGAAAAGTGTAAAACATTTGTCCAAAAATTGGCTGATTTAGGCATAGAGACAGCAAAGCACAATGTTGGTGATTTCAGAACCTATATAGCTTTTTATACAGAGATAGAGGCAAATCAATATGGATATACATCGCTTGCAATGGCAACCGAAACTGGAAAAATTGTCAATAGGTGGGAAACCCAAGAAGGTGTTAAAAGTGCCGATGTAAGTCCTTTATTGATGGCAGAATTTGGAAGCGGACTTATGGCTAAAAACCCATTAAATATATCTGGTGTTGGTCAAGGCACATTTCCAGACCAAACACATGCTTTTAATCAATCGGGCTGGTACTGGAAAGATTTGGACGGAATTTGGCATCATTCTAAAGGAATTTCGCCATCAGCACCTATGTATAAAGCATATCTAAAAATGAACGAAAACATAATCAGGATAGCCAAAGAAGTATTCGGTTAAAAGAGAGTAAATCACTCTCTTTTTTGTTTAATAAAACAATCAAGGAGGAATGAACAATGGTTAAAACAAAAATCATTGAAACGACAGAGAAATATGATAAAGATGGAAAACTTGTTGAGAAGGTTGCAAGGGAAGAAAATATAGAAGACAATACAGATTATGAGACAAAATTAACTGACAAAAATCCAATTTGCAAATGTAAAAGCGAAGCAATAGAAGAAGATATTAGAAGATTTATAAATACTTGTAAAAGGAGAAAGATTTACGCTGACTTATATTTTTAAGGAGTGGTAATAAATGCTTGACAGTATAGAAACACAAGTATTTTCGCTAATAAAGGCAAAGTTTTCCACAAAAATAAAAACTAAATACAAAGATATTAATTTTACAACAAGCAATAAAGTTACTACAAAAGCGCGTTTTCCTACAATATACCTACATCTTATGGAGTCTCCTGAAATTGCTTCTGACTTGGAAGGAACTGACATCAATGGAATAAATGCTACATTTCAAATTGAAGTAACAGACAACCAAACCCAAACAAGAGCAGATGAAGTGGCAAAAGAGATATTAAAGATAATGAAATCAATGAGATTTAAAGTTGTTGGAATGCCATTTCACGACAACTTAGAAGATACATATAGAACAATAAGTCGTTTTCGAAGAGCAATAGGCGCGGGAGATATTTTATAACAGCGAACCAAAAGAGCAGCAATGCTCTTATTTTTATGTGAATTTTAAGGAGGAATAAAATTATGGCAGTAAATCAGGCTGGTATATCAAGTCTTGGTATAAGATTTGGATATGCTTCAGAAACAACAACAGGAACAAAGCCAACGTCTTTTATTTGGCTTGAAAGATGTAACTCTATTGGAGGTATTTCACTAGAAACAGAGCAAATAGACGCAAGTGCGTTAGAGGACGAGATTAGCCGATATATATCTGGAAGACAGGATACAGGTGGTACATGGACTGTTACATTTAACTTGACTGACGAGGTAATTGTCCAACTTGAAACCATGATTGAGGAATACAAGGCGTTGACAGGTGGCAAAAAAATGTGGTTTGAAGTTTGGTCTCCATATCTAACAAAGGCGTTTTATATAATTGCGCAACCGCCTATACATATTCCTATGCCAGAAGAAGCTCAAAATGAGTTACAGACCGTTGAAATGACATTCACGATTGAGGAGTACAAAGGAATGGATGAGGCGATAAAACCAGTAGAAGCAACAAGTATATAAAAAATTGAAAAATAAAATTACCTAATCTTATAAGGAGGCAAATATTATGAAATTAAAAATCGGAGAAAAAGAGTATAGTATCAAGTTTGCATACAAGCCTACGCTGAAAGAGCGAATTATCTCAAAAGTGGTAAAAGCGAGCAACACAACTGGAGCAGACGGCGATACCGATATGGAAAAAATCGAGGACTTGCTTTTATTCCTGCCAGAATTACTGCTTGTCGGTTTGCAGGTACATCATAAAGATTTCAGATACAACTATGATACTAAAGAGGGAAAAGAAGAACAGCTTGATAAGACATTTTCGCTTGTTGAACAGTACATGGACGGAGAAGATGCGGACATTATGATGTTCTTTAAACAGTTAAATGAGGCGTTATTGCAGGACTCTTTTTTGAGAAGCCTGTTCCAGAAGGAACAGAAGAAGGCAGAAGAAATAGAGGAAACAGTTCAACCGAGACTGGAAGTAGTGAAGAACGAGAATTAACATGGGAAATCTACTGTGAAGAAATTCGTCCAAAACTGTTGATTGCAACTAAAGGGTATGGATTATCTGTTGATGATATTGATTGGTCAAGTCCAGCGGATATGAAACCTTATCTAAAGGCGCATAATGAAGAATTAAAAGAACAAGACTTCCTTGCATGGCTGTCAAATCTATATACGTTATCTGCGGTATCGGTGGCAGTAGAGCACTGTCTCGCAGGAAGAAAAGCAAAGTCAAAGTATATTGAAAAGCCACTCATGCAGAAAATCGAAGAAAAACAACAGGAAAACAAACCATTGACCGAGGAAGAAAAGAAAAAACAGACAGAACTGCTATTTACAAAACTTAAAATAATGGGAGCGAATTTTGAGTTAAATCACGATAATCAATACTGAAAAATCACAAAAAATGATTTAAGCCACATGTATTTTTTATATGTGGCTTTTTTCGTTATTAGGAAACTATTAAAAATGCCAATTTAAAGTTACCTTTTTAACATATAAGGCAGGCGATAAAAACATGGCTACGATGGAAACATTAGAAATTAAAATAGAATCATCTGCAAAAAAAGCAAATGAAGAGTTAAATAATCTTTACAAAAATCTAAATAAAGTTTCAAGCGCTCTAAAATTTGATACAAGTGGATTAGAGGCATTAAGCAAAATTAATGGTAACGCCTTTAGGATTATTGGAGAAGGAATGAAAAACCTTTCAGAAGGCATGAAAACATTAAAATCCTTCGAGTCAAAAGATTTTAATGCTATTGCTTTAGGGCTTGAAAAGCTGTCTTCTGTGAAAGTCGGAAATATGGCAGAGGTCGGAAATGCGTTAAAGCCACTTGCAGAGGGAATAAGTACTTTAAGCAACACAAACTTTGATAATAAAAATATTCAAAATTTAGTAAACAGCATGACACGCCTTTCAAACGCTAATATTGGTGGTCTTGCTAATGTTGATTTTAGCAAATTAGGAAATTCTATAAAAAGTCTTGCGGATACCTTATCTGGTGCTGAAAAAGTACAGCAAAATACAATATCCATGGTGAACGCTGTAGCCAAATTAGCTAATGCTGGTGAAAAAGCAAGCATAGTAGCAAGAGACTTGCCAGTTCTCGGAAAGAGTCTTAAAGAATTTATAAAAACTATGGCTAACGCACCAAAAGTTGAGACTAACACGATTGCTTTTACTCAAGCGATAGCATCATTAGCTAATGCTGGCAAAAAAACAGCGACTACAGCAGAAAACTTAGAAAAATTAGGAACTGAATTAACAAGATTTTTTGGAACAATGTCAAAAGCACCATCAATAAGCGAAAATACAATAAGAATGACCGAAGCACTTGCCAATCTTGCGAGCCATGGCGGAAAAGCAAGCGTAAGCGCCAATACTCTTTCTAAAAAGTTAGTAGACATGAAGAGTGCTATGGGCATAGCGCAAAATAGCTGTAAAGCCCTTATAAAGTCGTTAACGTTGTTATATGGAGCATTTAAATTAGTTACTAATGGAATAAAAAAATTATGGAAAAGTATTTTAAGTGCAGCGGATTATGTAGAAGTATTAAACTATTTCAATCAAGCCTTCAACCAAGTAGCTGAAAAAGCTGATTATTCACAATGGGAGAGACTTGGGTACGAGTCTGCTGAAGCCTATGCCAATTCTTTTGCTAAACGCGCAAAAGAACTTACAAAAAAAATGACAGGCTTTGAAATATCTGAGACAGGAGAACTTTCAAGAACGACTATGCCAAGTCTTGGATTAGACCCATCAAAAGTGATGACTTATCAAGCAATGTTTGGACAAATGTCAAGCTCTATGGGGGTGATGTCGGAACAATCATTAAAATTGTCTAACGCATTAACTATGATAGGGGCCGACCTTGCTTCTGTAAGAAACATGAAGTTTGATAAGGTATGGGAAGATATGGCAAGTGGTCTTGCTGGAATGAGCAGAACCCTTGACAAATATGGAGTAAACATTCGTAATGTGAACCTTCAACAGAAATTAAATGAACTTGGAATAAACGCTTCGATAACTGCTTTAAACCAAAATCAGAAAGCATTATTGAGAACTATTATATTACTTGACAGCACACGTTACGCATGGGGAGATTTAGCTAATACGATAAATCAGCCAGCAAACCAGTTGCGTTTGCTTGAGTCAAACTTTGCAAATCTTGGCAGAACTATAGGTTCTTTATTTATACCAATGCTACAAAAAGTTTTATTATATTTAAATGCTATTGTTATATCAATTCAAAGGTTGTTTGCATGGATAGCGAAATCTTTGGGTATAGACTTAAGTGATTATGTAGGTTCTTCTAAGGCGATAGGCGACAGTATGAGTTACTTATCTGACGAAGCTGATAATACCGCAAGTGGGTTAGATGAGGCTGTCGAAGCGGCAAAAAATTTAAGAAAAGCGTTGCCAGACTATGATGAATTACGTATTGTTCAAGACAACTCAAATTTAACCGCAGAAATCAATACATCTGAAATCCCAGAGCTAAATATAGAGTTTGATAAACTTTTAGAAGAATATCAAAAGGTTTGGGATGAAGCATTTGCAGGGATGGAAAACGAAGCTAATGATTTATCAGATAGTATGACAAATGCTTTTAGTGGAATTTTTGACACATTAAAAGCCGCGTGGGATAAAAATGGAGCGGCATTAATAAATTCGGCTAAAGAAATGCTAAATAGCTTGCTCAACAATATACTTGACATTGGAAAGACGTTTTACGAAGTATTTACAAGTGATATTGGAGCTGCATGGCTTGACAGTATTTTTAGACTGTTGCAGGCAATATTTGGTGTTATTACTTCTATTTCTAAAACTTTTTCTGAGGCTTGGAATGCTGGTGCTGGGCTTGCTCTTGTAACAGCGCTTTTTGGAATGATGACAAATATCAATAATTTGCTGTCATCTATTGCGGAATCATTTAGCAGGGTATGGGGAAATGGTATTGGAGTTGAAATATGGACTAATATTTTAGGCATTATAACAGATGTTTTTAATATTATAGGAAATCTGGCTAAGCAGTTAGATTTAGCTTGGAATACTGCTGGATTAGGAGATAGCATTTGGAATGGAATACTGACTATTGTTAATACAATATTAGGGACAATACATGGTATTACAAGCACTACAGCAGAATGGGCGGCTAAAATTAATTTTGTTCCTTTGTTACAGTCCATAGATGAACTTTTAAAGGCTATAGCTCCATTAACAGAAAATATAGGAACTGGGCTTTTATGGTTTTATGAAAACGTCTTATTACCTATAGCAAGTTGGACAATAGAAGATGCTATACCAACTTTTTTAAAACTATTATCTACTGCCATTGAAACGTTAAATACTGTAATTGACGCATTACAACCTTTAGGTAAATGGCTTTGGGAAGAATTTTTACAGCCTATTGGAGAATGGGCTGGCGACACAATTATAAGTGCTCTTGAAGGGTTTAACAGTTTATTATCCCAATTTGGAGATTGGATAAGCCAAAATCAACAAGCGGTACAAGCATTTACTGTGATTGTTGGCGGGCTTGTGGCGGGGGTTGCCCCTGCCGCAAAGATAGTGCCTATTGTAGTAGGAGCTTTGCAATCGCTTGGAATAACTTTCTCTATAGCAACACCTCCTATTAGTGCGGTTGTAGCCGCTATAGCCGGACTTGTGGTTTTATTAATAGATTTATGGAATACATCAGAAACATTTAGAAATGCGGTTACGGCGGCTTTTGAAACGGTAAAAGAAAGCCTTTCTGATGCTTTCAACAAAATAAAAGAAGCCATATCCCCTTTAATAGATGCTGTTGTAGGGTTAGCAAAATCGCTATATGATTTTTATAATAACTCGCCTTTAAAGGCAATAGTTGAGTTAGCTTTTTCAGTTTTAGCAACAGGGGTAGGCGTTGCAATATCAACAGGAATAAAATTAATCGCAACCGCTTTTGAGTTGCTTGCAGGAGTTCTAACAGGCGTTGCTCTAATATTGAGTGGCGTACTTGATTTGCTGACAGGATTGTTTACATTGGATTTTGATAAAGCAGCTCAAGGATTTGAAAAAGTGGGTGAAGGGTTAGGTACAATCGGCGAAACCGCTGTTAATAGCTTTTTTAACATTGGAAAAGATATTGGTGAAGGGTTGCTTAAAGGCATGGAAGACTCTACGGCAAACTTAAACAGTTGGGCTAAAGAACATGTCTCTGACCCACTTGTACAAGGAGTAACGAGACCACTTGAGATTAATTCACCTTCAAAAATTATGGAAGAAATCGGCGTCTTTATTATGGAAGGTCTATTTAATGGAATAAATTCCTTTAAAGACAAAATAGTTGATGTGTTCACAGATATTAAAGATGGAATAGTTGACAAAATCAAATCAGTGCAAGACTTTATTGGAAATGCTATTGAAAAAATAAAAGACTTTTTTAATTTTTCGTGGTCTTTGCCAGAGATAAAATTACCGCACTTTAATATTTCCGGTAAGTTTAGCCTTGACCCGCCGCAAATACCTCATTTCAGCGTGGATTGGTACGCTAACGGCGGTGTCTTCAATAGTCCATCAATAATAGGCATAGCTGAACGCGGCGCAGAGGCAGTTATGCCATTAGAACATAACACGGGTTGGATAAATACATTGGCAAAAGAGATAGCATTATATATCAATGAAACAAGTAATAGAAATGATAGCCAGCCTCAAGAAGTAAATGTTGTTATTGAGGGTGACATGAAAAAATTTATAAGAGCTATGAGGCAAGAGAGTAAATCTTACTATAAGCAAACAGGAATGAGTATGTTTTAAACTTAATTAGTGTTAATATAAACCAACAGCTTAATTATATTATATAGTAGAGGGATTAAAGATAATTTTTGGTTAAATAAATTTGCTCAATATGTGGTAATTGCAAAAATTGTAATTACCACACCACTCATAAAAATATCAGGTATACATGTAAAGTTTGTGGTCAAGCAATCTGTTTTATGGTATAATAAAATAAATATAAACTATATAGATTAAGGAAGGTGCAGTAAGATGCTTGTTGAAAAAAGGCTACCGCAATCCCATTGGCTTTAGACAATGGGTAGTTCACGACCTTTTTTCAAATGCTATGACGGCTTCCCAAAAATATAAAGATAAGTATTGGAGCATATCGGGGAAAGTAAAAATTATTAATAGTAATGGTGATTACATTGATATATATGATAAAACACTGGCTTACGATATATCAGATGCAATAAACATTAGGTGTTATACAAAATCAGATTTGCAAAAACAAGATTTGCTTAAAATAAAAAAGGAAGATACAATAAACTTGTGGGGCAAATGTACTCAGGTTAGCGAGATATTAGGTTACACAATAACCATAGAAGAATTATTTTCGCTGTAAAAATGCAAAAGGAGTTAAATGAATGGAAAAATTAAAAAAATATAAAAGAGGAATTTTATCTATAATTTTTGGAATTTTGATATTAATTACTTCTACCATGATTA